AACGGCTCACCAACTAGCTGTGGTTCATATTGCTGCGCCGCCTGACTTACAAACATTTCAGACAATGGTTGCCCTTTATCATTATTGAATTTTTCCCAATAATCAGAGCGTTTAGTATATTTTCTTTTGGACATTATAAATAATTACACAAAGTAGAACAAAAGTTCCATATAAAGTATAATAAAAGTTAAAAAGTAACTTTCAACTAATTAATGAACATAGGAGTAAAAGTTTCAAAAACATCGTCAATAGTCTTATCATTTGAGTCGAAATGTATTTTTGCCATCCAGTTTCCTAAGACCAAAGCTGAATAACTATCTTTTCTAGCTTTGTCCGGTCCTGTTTGGCGGCGCAAATTAGGAGGCAAATCAAAAGTTTGTGTACCTTGTGAAGTAGTAGTGATTTGAATTAAAGCGCATTCATTTTTTGTTAAATCTAGCATATCAGCTTGGTGCTCAATAAAATCAATCATTTTGGCTGACGGCGCTTGTTTCATATCTTCTTCTGCTCTTAAGAATCTCAGCTTCTCAATAGGTATGCTTTTATTTCTTTGTTTGTTATAAGCTTCATCTATAGCTCTAGAAGCAAAAAATATGCGCCGGTGCTCAAAGTTAGCTTGTAGCAGCTCGTTTGCTTGCCTAATCCATTTACTGGTAGGTTTTCTTAAATAAACAATTTTATTGTCCGAATGATTATATTCCATCCTAAACTTGCGAAGATCAGATTGGTATTCTTCTGGATTATCAAATGGAACATCAATTGTTTTAAGTTTTTTGTCTTTTGATTGGAATATTTCGCTTTCATTACACGCTTGTATAAATTGAACACCGCCGTTATAGTCACCAACTATTGATACAATATTAAAATTATCTAAACAATATTCAAAATAAATAATATGATATTTTAAAGAAGTGCCCGATAATGCATAACTGTGAACAACGGTTGCTTTTTGCTCGTCTTCATGTAATTTTAAAATCTGGATAGCGAAATCATCTGAACTTTCTGTTTGCGACCATGAAGGGTCAAATGCCAAAATATATTTAGAATCAGGATCGCCTTTAATTTCCACAGAAGGATAATCTCCTTCTGGTATGGTACATAACGCCATTTTGCTTGTTTTAAAGTATCCAGAGCTATCATCTGTAAATACTGCGCCAAACTCTCGATCAAACTGTGACTGACTCATTGTAGCTTTAGCTTGATTAACAAGGTTTTGATCGTAAAGCTGACTAGGAGCACAATCATAACTAAACTGCATAATGCATCTAGTCGCTTTGTCTCTTTTATTTTCTTGAGTGATTAAAAATTCAAACTGGTTGTAAAGTTTGTATAAATATTCAAACTTGTAAGATGCAGAAGATAATGCTATTAATTTATTATTAGGCCATACATAACGATCTTCCTCTTTCATTTTGCCTTGCTCAATAAGCATAGTTTCAAGCCCATACAGCTCTTGGCGCTGAGTAGGATTTTCTACAACTGACAAGAACGGCACAATAACCTCATTATAAATTCTTTCTGGCATCAACAAGAACTCGTCAATAATAATCCTTTGAAAACGAAAACCACGAAGTTTCTCACCGTCACCTAGCGGTAATGCGCGAATACGACTTTGACCTATTTCCATCAGCCACTCATCGTTACTTTTAGAAACTTTTGTAATACATTGTTTGAAAAACGCAGCTTCAGGTTTAGCGGCAATATCTTCTATCTTTTTGAAAATCATTTTGGACTGACGAAAAGATTTAGATAAAATACCTATTTCTACACCTTGATTTAGAATAGCATCTAATGCTGCATAAATACCTGTAGAAAAAGATTTAGACATACCACGGCTCCATACGCCCAAAAAATAATCCGTCTCAAACATAGACTTCACAGCCATATGCTGAAACGGAAATAGCTTAATACCAAAAATTAAATCTGCAGCAAAAGAAATGTTACCCCTTAAAAATTCATAAAGAGCAATCTTAGCTTCATGTTCTTCTAAGAATCCTTCTAATGCTAACAGTTGTTCGTTATCTCGTATTCTCGACTTTGGTCTGCTCTGATTGCCTTCTTGCCAACTCATGTTCTATAAAGTATTGGAGATCTGTTCTCCATAATTGTTTTCCGTAATATAATATGCGCGGAATGAGAAATTTTGAATTTTTTCTGTTGCCACTAAAAATAAATTGGCAGCGACGAGGAAAATCATACATAATATCTCTCATGTTTTTTAATATATAATCAATACTTGCTTTGCGCTTAAAATGTTTTTGTTCTGCGATGATCTTGCTTAAAGAAGACTCTACAACCACAAACATATAAGCATCCATATCTTGAGTAAGTTGTATTTCTCTTCTGAATCTATCTAAGTTTGCTTGACTTAACGTGCCACAAAAATCAGACGCAGATTTTCTGTCAACAAAAGTATAGTTGTAGCTATCGCCAAACAAAGTATAATCACCAAAAGATAATTTGTGACTAGTTGTTTTAAAATCAAACTCTAATGGTTTTTGTTCTCTAGTATCTATCGCAATATCTAAATCTTCTGGCAAATCATTCGTAAAAAACCCATCAACAATGTTTTGATCAAACATTAAATCAAAACTGCAAAACTTAGCAAAAGAAGAATAGCTACCAAAAAGTTTTTTGATAATATCTAGCTTAGGAAGAAAGCAATGCTCTAACTCCAAATGAAAAGGTAAAAAGTTTCTTTTTTTGTCGTAAACTCTTTTTAGTATTTTGGATTGCACATAATCCTTAGCTTCGTCGCATTCCAATTGATCCAGCCATTTGTTCATCTGAACTCTATTGACAAAATCTTTGTCAAAATAAGAGTCCACATCTTTAAAAGGCAATAAATCACCCGTCAGCAAATTTCTACGAGCATAAAACTGAACATAGTATTCTGCTAAATGTAAATCGTGTTGTTTAATGTGCCTGTGCAAAGAACCTAATTTTTCAAACTCTTTACCGCACACTTTGCAAGTTAATTCATATTGCGTCATTTTTGCTTATACCTAAAACTCTAGCTTTCCATTCAGACATTTTTTCCATTTTATCTGCTTCTTCGTAAACTACTTTTTTCTGCATATCTGCCATCTGTATCATCAACTTACGTTCTTGTTCATCTTGAAAAAGTTGGACCAAAGAAATAATTGAAGCATTACGTTGATGTTGGTTTTGAATTCTTTTTGAACGCTCGCCATTTAACTTGGCAAGCATTTTATCTATTCTGTTTGTACACTGGTTATATTCTTCAGCTTTTGTTTTTAACATTTCTGTAAGCCGCATGGTTAAATCATTTTGACCTTCTGTTTCGTCGAACATTTGATTTAACTTTTGTTTTTGAATCTCAATTTCTCTAAGATTCACATAATCCATACAAACATTAATATACAGGTTTAACTCATCGGCTGTCAAATCAGGTTTATCCCAAGAACTACGAATATATTCACTTTCAAATAATTCTCTAGCTTCTTTGGTAGCATAAGAATTGATAACTTGAATGAATCTTGGCGCAGCTAAATAAGTCAGAAGTTTTTCTAAACATTTTTTATCCTGCATAGAAAGTTTTTCTGCATCAAACTCTTTCATAACGATTTTGTTGATTTTCTTGACCAATGATGATAACACTCTTGGTGGACTATATTTTTCAACTAAAACGTCGTCTCGTAAATTTATCTGTTCAAACTCATTGTTGATAAACTCTGACATCAAAACAAACTTTTCGCTTTCAAAAAAGTTTCTGCGTTTAGATTCTTCTGGCCAAATTATTTTAGCAACTTCTTTTTTTGTTAAATCTGGAGTGTAATGCCTTTTGATAAAATCTTGCTCTTCTACTGACAAAAAAGCTTTAGCATCAGATTTGCTGTTCATAGGTTGAGTCTTTACAGGACTTTCTTTTACTACGGGCGCAACAGGTTGGGAAGCTTGCTTAACAGTTTTGATTTTTCTTTCTTTAACTTTTGTTCTGTACTTTAATCCTCGTTGAATCCAAAACTCTCTTATTGCCCTGCCTCTTGCAGTGGTGCCCTTTTCGGTTGGATCATTCCAAAGTTCACGTATAACTTTGATTAAATTACCATTATGCTCTTTAAATAGCTCTAAGCTGCGCTGCTTTTCATCATCAGACAACTCATAGTAAGAAGACATCTCTATACTCATAAAAATATATCATTCCTTTCTAAAATACGTTTGGCTATTTTTTTATAAAGATTTTTTAAATTCTTTATTTGTTTGTAACCAGCTTTACGTCCTTTTTCGTTTGTTTTGTATCCCAATACTGCAGCTATCTTTTCTTCATCTAAATGGTCTATAAACAACATCTTGTAAATAATATAGTGACGATCATTTAAATGTTTCTTCATTAAATCATGCAAACTATGAGCAGCAGATATAATACAAGCATGATCAGAGAATTTACTGTTTTTTTTGTAGGAAGCGTTTTCGAGGGGTACAGGTACTTTTATATCGTAAGCATTTTTTTTGCTCTTTTCCCATTTAGCGAAATCTTTGCACTCAGAATCTTGTAGACCACTAGACGTAAAACCACACAAACTATGATCAGACTCTGTGAAAGCTTGATTATACTTGCAGTTCAGGCACGGCCTTGCGAAATTAGAATAATTATTTCGCAAAATATTTTTCATTTGATTAGAAATGATTTTATTGACCCATGGTTCAATAGGACGGGATTGATCCCATTGTTCCCATTTCTTAAAAATATGAAGACGAATCATTTGCGAAACGTCTTCGAAGTCAAGCCACGCTAAAGCGTTAAGGTGCCATTTATAAAATCTTTTTCTTATCTCATTATCTATAATATCCGCTTTATCTTCATATGTGTATTTTTTATTCCCCATCAATGTCTTTAGGACGGCTAGGGCCACACTCAGCGGTAGACTGATTTAAGAATTCCTCTTTAGACATTTTTTTGTATCCCTTGATTTTGTTGGAGTTATACTGCACATCTTCAGGATTCATCGGATTATTGAAAACGTCGCCTAAAGTTATATTAGATTTATTGTATTCAACCTCATAATCTAATTTGGATAAACCACGAAAAGTTTCTTCTTCGTATTCTTCCTCCACTTCATGCCTAACAACAGGCTGACGCTGTAATGTATTAAGTTTTGCCTTAGTCACCACGCCACCTGTAGGATGACCACATGACTGACAAAACTTAGGCTTATTTAAAGTATATAAATTTTTGCTACCGCACTCTGTACAAAATAAACTAGCCATACTGATATATTATCCTTAATTATTTATTTTTTTCAAGTTTACTGATGATAAACTTAAGAATTTCGCTTCTTAAAATATCTGCTTTATCAAAAGTGAAAACATGAATACCGTTTTTCTTTGACTCTTCGTCGTCAAATAGTTTTGCGATTTCATTTAATCCACTTTTACCGTTAATATCCGACTGCATTAAATCGCCGCAAATAAAATATTTAGTGTCTTCGCCAATGCGGGTAATTAATGTTATTAATTCTTTTTTTGTAAAATTCTGCGCTTCATCTGCGAGAACGATTTTGTTTTTCCAACTAGCTCCTCGTAAATAGTTTATAGGCGCACAGCTAACAATCCCTTCTTCAAAAAGCATCCTAATTCTATTTTCTTGAATTATTTCTCTCAGCTTTTCTTCCAAAGGCATTGCAAAAGGATTGAACTTCTCATTCATATCCCCCGGTAAATGACCCAAACTTCTTTCTGCACTCTCAGCTATTGTACGGACATAGAATATATCATATTCATTATCCATATTGAATAACTGTAAAGCTGCATAAGTAGCTATAAATGTTTTGCTACTTCCTGCTGGCCCCAATACAAAGACCATTTTAGTGTCTTTGTCAAATGCTACTTTTAAAAATTGTTTCTGTTTTTCCGATAAATCAAATTGTTTTAAACTTAATTTATATTTATT